TCTCTCAGGCTAAGAATGCCCTCACAAAGAGGGAAACTTAAATCTTGCCGAACAGTCGAGAAATTAAATATAAACCACTTTACCCAGGATAAGCGGGTTACCACCATTCATAATCTGAAAGATGCATTTGCCACGGCCCTATTGTAGGAGGGTAGTGGTACTCACGTTTCATCACAAGTAGACTTAGCAGTTCTTCACGAGATGGAAAATTTGAATGCTCAATTCTATAATTGATCTTTCGTAAGTATTTACAATCTTCTTCCAGCCATCGGGGCATATTGGCAGTAAGATAATTAGCCCCAACAATGCGAGCGGATATTTCATAGGTTTCATCGTAAACAAATTTGAGATAATAATAAGCCATTGGATCAACACCAAGAGTGTCATAAGCTAACCCAATCAATCGAGACAGATTAATATAAACAGGCGCGCCACGATCACGAGGAACACCTGCACGCCATTGATACTGAGGAAAAGGACGCCAAGGTACTACAGCACACACTTTAGGATTATGCATTTGAAGATTAAATTGATCAGCGCGAATTAAATGACGTTTCAAATACGATGGACCTGTATAAACATGGTTAGTGACTTCATTATTACGGACAGTGAAATAGGACAACACAGATGTAAACTCTTCACAATTCTTCATTTGGATTGAATGAGAACTAGATAAATAATTCGCAAAACCATGTACATTAATAAAATCCCTCAAAAGCTTCGGATAAATTTTGAGAAAATCATCACCATACACCCACATTCCTATAATTCGATCAACAAGGTATTTCCAAATTTTCCTACGAGTAATAACATCAACCTGAGACATAACATTAAAGATATAAGACAACCAATAAACAACTCCAACAATCCAAGAATCACCGTGAGAAGTCTCAAGAGAACCAGAAGGCATTACACCAATTAGTAAAACAAAGTCACGGATCCATCGAACTGTTTTACCCGCCAATTGCTCTGCACATCCTTCCAATATGTACTGAAACATCCTATAACTTGGGTCTGAATCGTTACGCTGAATCCAAATCTGTGCAAACATCAAATACAACATCAAAGGAATAGCAGTTATAGATGTATCTAGAGATTTTATATCCCCCGCACCCACAAGCATTTCACCAGCACTAACCCACTTGTAAGTGCAGCAAACATTAATATCAGAATCACCAGGCAACGAAACTCTCTCATAAACATCAAATTTATCGCCATGTAACTGATTAAACAATAACTCAGATCCTCCTTTTGTCCATGTCATACCAATTGATATCATTAAATTTTTATGTCGAGC